GCTGGTGTAGACAGTAACGTTTTGGATGAGTGGTTGGTTAATGCTACTTACGAACCAGGAGGCCCAGGATACAGAGTTATTAAGATGTCTAGGGACGTCAACTGATGATCGTCAAGAAAAACAACAAATTTGAAGTTAGGAGTAAGAAAGGGAAACCTATGGGGAGTTACTCTAGCCGAGAAGAAGCTGTTAAACGTCTAAGACAGATTGAGTTTTTTAAGCGTAAAAAGCGATGAAAGCCAAGAAGCGCGACTACAAGAAAGAGTACAAGAAGTTCCAGGCTTCTACTAAGATGAAGAAGTACCGTGCTAAGCTCAATAAGTACAATCGCAAGAAGGGGACATACGGTAATGGGGACAGCTTAGATGCGTCTCATAGAGGCGGTAAGATCGCTGGGTATGAGGCCGAGAGTAAGAATCGTGGGAGGAGGGAGAAGTCCAGATTGAGAAAAAAGAAATAACTATATTTGTAGCATGTACGCAAAGAAGAAAAAAAAGAAGCCGAGTCTTTACGGAAAGGGTGGTATGCTCAAGAAATATATGTCGGGAGGGATTAAAAAGAACTCTTACAAAGAAGGCGGTGAATTTCCTGACCTGACTGGTGACGGTAAGGTGACTATGGCGGATATCCTCAAGGGTAGAGGAGTTGGGAAGTAAGAACTACTTCAACCCTAAATTAAAACGAATCAACCCTGCTTGGGTAGCAACTAAGAATGCGGTTAAGCAAAAATTTAACTCTAAAGGAGGCGATCAAGTCAAACACGGCGAGTCGCCTAGGTATCCCCAACAATCCTGAAGAGTGGGAGATCCACAACTTACGCGCTGTAGCAGAAAATGTATTTCAGCCTGTACGCGATCACTTCGGGGTTCCAATCGGGGTAAGCAGTGGATATCGGTCAAAAGCCTTGAACAAAGCCATTGGAGGAAGTAAGTACTCTCAGCACATGATTGGGGAGGCGCTCGATATCGATGCAGATATCTACGGGAAGGTCACCAACGCAGAGATCTTCAACTACATCAAGAATAACCTCGAATGGGACCAGATGATCTGGGAGTTCGGGGATGATGAAGAACCCAACTGGGTGCATGTCTCTTACAAAGAAGCAGGCAGGAATCGTAAGCAGATCAAACGCGCCCGAAGAGACGAGAAGAACAGAGTATACTACACCGTAGAGAATGGCTAAGCAAGTAAACAACTTCGCCCCAGAGGAACACAAAGTAAGTCGCCCTGGGGTACACGCTAAGACGAAGACGTCAAGCAACAAGCGTAGCAAGAACTACAAAAAGGGATACCGTGGACAAGGTAGATAAGCCTTCAGTCTGCTTTTTCATGTTGTATTACAAGCGCCCTGAACTTACCAGGATGTCTATGTGGCACATGGCTAAGGTATTAAAGAAGTTTAGAGACGCTGGTCATGAATGCACTACGGTGGTTGTTGGAGATGAAGAAGATCAAGAGGCTTATTGCAAAAAGCTTGGTTTGAATCATTATAAGCACGAAAACAACCCCTTGTCAAAAAAATTCAATTTTACTTTTAAAACCGCTGTCGATCAGGACAAGGACTACATTTGCTGGATAGGTAGCAACAGTGTTCACTCTGATGAATTCTGGGATAAGTGCCTACAAAAACTTAAGGGACCCCCTGTGGCTTCGTTTGGCAGCAAGAACTGCACTATTGTTTCAAACGATTTTTTAAACCCCAGAACTAAAACTTGGGTTTCTAGACATTATTCTTTTTGCTCTTGCGGTCAATTTTACTTCACTCTAACCATAAAAAAGACATTTAACGTTTCTGATATTTTTACTAGTCGTCTAGACGAAAAGAAAATGGGGTTTGATGCAGTCATAAACAGAGGCATAAAAAACAAATGGGGTGCAAAAGTTTTTGAAGAACTCCCTATGGACCCCCTCGACTGCGTTGATGTAAAAGGCGATAACGATATTCACGGCTTTGAAGTTTACGACATGCCTTATTATAAGCAACACTACACTAGAGATGAAGTTTACAGCAAGCTTGAGGAGCTTCAAATGTTAGAGTCCCGTGAATTTAAATACCCGTAAAAACGCTGTACCGCTAGCCTACCTTTCTGTGACAGCGCATAGCGAACTCTGTAGTTATATTTTGTCTCATCACGGAACAGATGATCCTCTAGTGTCTGAGAGGGAGTAAGCTTATCGAAATGTTTGTATAGGTACCCCGCTATAACCAGAGGGTATATCATCCTGTCAGCTAGGTTTTTACGATTCATACCATATTCAGACGCTACGTAGTCAATCGTGAAAAACTCTAAGTCGTAAAGGAACAACATGAGGTGTAGATACGACTTGGTTAAGTCTGGGCTACTCTCTAAGAACTCGTTCGTAGCTGACCGCAGGTTCTTTAAATAGTTATGCTTTACGTATTTATCTGGGAGCTTAGAGAAGTCTCTAAATAACCTGGATCTTTTTACAGTGGACTTAGGCATATGAATTGTGTTGTATCTTTGAGATAAACAAATTTACATCATGGACTCTAAGACCACCCTCTTCTTCGCCGAAATGTACTCACTCGTCAAGAAGATGGAGGAGACTATCGACGAATTCGGAATGAAAGATCAGACGCTAGCCTCCATTGTCGTAGGAGTTATCGACTTCGATGAAATTGAACACGGCGATACAGACGCCGAAATGAAGACCATGTACAGCTTCAACCTGCAAAGCAGAGCAGAGTTAGAAGCTGTCAAGGAAGTCATGGACAATGCATACAAAGACGAAGACGATATCGACCTCGATGAACTATTGGGTGACTTGGGTATATCGTTAAACTAATGGAAGGACTTATTAGAAAGATCGTCATCGGCAAAGAGCCGAAAGACGGCATGGCGTACTATATCGGTATGCGAGCAGGAAAAGGAGAAGTGTCTGCTATCTTGGAAGATGACTACCATCTTCATAAATTTGGTAAGAAAAGATACCTCATCTATATCGAGAACGAAGAAGGAACCCTCCTTTGGAAGAGCGTGGACGAAATGCCTTGCATGCTAGAATTCGATTTAAATTTTTAATTAATGAAAACGTTTGACTTGTTCGTTGTTGAAATCAAGAAACGCATCAACGACACCATGAAAACCGAAAGCGGATTAGAACTCTATATAGACAACAGATTTAATGAATTCCAAAACAGAACCACAGAAGCGCCCGTCGTGGCGGTCCCGTTTAAATACGATACTGGAGTCGAAGTGGGTGACACACTCTACTTCCATCATCTTGTTGTTATTAACGATGGTCAGCCTCTTACTGGTGATGATGATCACTATCTTGTACGGTTTGATCCTAATCACACCGTTAATAACCAGGCTATTGCTTACAAGTCTGCAAAGACTGGGGACATACGTCCGCTGGCGGGCTGGTCACTTCTCGAACGAGTGGAAGAAAGAGAAGAGAAACAGTCTGATATTATCGACGTTGTTAAACTTAAGGAAAGCCCTGTCACGAAAGGGAAGGTCTCTTTTACTCCGCCTTGGGTGGAAGAGCTAGGTCTCGAAGTAGGAGACGTAGTTGGGTTCAAAAAGAACATGGATTACCGCATTACAATCGAGGGTACAGAGTATTACCGCGTCCGAGCAGAAGACTTGATGTATGTCGAAAGGTAAGTTCACTACTATCAGCGCGGCTGAGCGCCTCATGTCTAGTATGGAGGTGGCTATCAACAACATGATCGAGGAGATAAAGAAGCCTGTCGATCCTGAAGCTGGTGGGTCTGCCCGAAAAGCGGAGCTACAGTCTATCAAGCAGACAGCTATTGATTGCAAAGAGCTTCTGGTAGAGCGCCAGAGACTAGAACAAATGGTTAAAGACCTCAGAGACAATGGAGAAATCGAACAAGAAAAAGACTACTCAGGTGGATTCGCCGAGCGCTTCTCGAAGTAAAGCTAGCGGATTGATCTACTGGGACGACTATGACTTTGATAATCAGACAGATACGGCTGGTTACTTAAAGGAAGACTTCAACATTATCTACGATGCCCCAGCAGGACGGAACTCTAACTGACTATCCTTCGACTATAGATTACTACAGCGATGAATGGACTCATGACTGGTCTACCGATGTATCTAGCACCGTACATTTTAATCCATGTAACACGCCTAACCCACCGTGGTGGTGCGAAGAACACGAACCAATCCCGATCGAACCGAACATTTTAATGATTGTTGGAATGTTCACATTTGGAACATTACTTTTGACAAAGAAATGCACCCGTAGCTCAGCTGGATAGAGCATCTGCCTTCTAAGCAGACGGTCACAGGTTCGAATCCTGTCGGGTGTACTAATTAAGTATCAATGAAAATAAGAATCTACTGGGATGGATCTACCCTATGGAGAGACAGTGGGGCTAAGTTATCCCTTAATGAAAGCGATCTTTTTGATTTAAGGGATTTCTTTTATCTGTATGAGGATCGACAAAAAATAATTAATGATGGGTACATCATTATGTACGTTCACAGGAGGCACTTAGAATCAATCAGCAAGCTCGTTTCATGGGTCCCTAGCAACGTGAGGTTAATATTATGGACCAACGATTGGGCTCCTATTGACGTTCTCACTAAAATTCCTGATTGCACTTTTTTAGCGCCGTATATAATTAAAGATAAGGTTATCTCCTCTAGGCTGAACTCCAGGTATATTACTCAACCAGGATATAAGTTTGAGTCAGAAATAGATTTTGACAGCTGTGATGTAGCTTTTTATGGAACCTTAAGTTGGGACACCGATGCACACAGAGACAGAAACAAGATCGTAAAAAAAATACTAGAAAACGTAGATAGCAAAATATTTTTTAAAAGGGAGAACGATCATGTCCCAATGAATAGAAATAATTTTGATTTCAACCTATTGGTTAAAAGTCAATCAAATGCTTATAGAGCTGCAAAGTTTTCGATTTGCGCAACCTCAGGAAAACCTGGCTTTTCTCACATTCAGAGCAATAGGCTGTTTAACGTTATGGCTTCGGGTGGTTGCCCTTTAGTTTTGAGAAATGAAGGCATTGAGGACTATGTAACGGATGGTGTTAATGGAAGGATATTTGAAACGGCTGAGCATGCTTTAGACATAATAAACGAAACCAGTAGACTTGACTCCGATAAAATGAAAAAAGAATCTCTGTCTTGTTTTTTGGAAAACCACACCATAGACGTGCTTTATAGCAAGCTATTAGACATACTGAAAAATGGATGACGTTTACGGCACTATGTGCATGATGCCTAACAGGTATCCTAAATCCTTAGAATGCGTTATGTCTCTTAAGGGGCAGGTTAAAAAACTATTCATTTGTTTGAATGGATTTAATGATGTTCCTGAAGGGCTAAAAGAAGACTGGATAGACATTATACACATAGGTGAGAATATTGGTTCTGTTGGTAGGTTCACCAAGCTCCCTGATTTTGAAGGCCACCTTGTTTCTTGTGATGACGATCTTGTATATCCTAAGCTTTATGTCTCTGATTTCTTAAAGAGGTATAAAAAGGTTGGTCCAGCTATGTTATCTCATCACGGTAAAACAATAATGTTTAACAAAGCCGTTAATTTTGTTGCCTGTTTACGAAAAAACACATACGATAAAGACTTGGACATACCAGGTTCTGGCGTGTTGTTTGTTCCGCGTGAATTCAAAGGATGGAACAAGATGGTTTTAGATTCTCCGAAAAACCCATCAGATGTATACGTTGGATGTATAGCTAAAAAAAACAACTACAGAGTTTTAGCCATGCCTCATCAAAAAGATTATTTTCGTTACGTTGAGCCACCTAAAGGCGAAACGATATATGACAAAGAAACAAAGCATCAAAATCTAGCGTCTCTGTTTAAAGAGATATTAAACAAAATTTAAAATGCCAGACTTACATTGCCCAGAATGCGGTAGCGAGAGATTTGAGAGATCTCTCACTATGAAAGTAAAAGACGGAGAGGCCTACTATGTAGAAGGTCAATGCGAATGCGGAGCCCAGATGGAGCTCACCAATCCCAAGACGGGAGCCCCAGGATTCAAAAGAATGGGAAGATTTGGTAGAAGTTACTGATGTCTGTACTGATTGACATAGACGGTTATGAAACTAAAGGGATTAAGATCGACCCTAACGGTACAGAAGGAGACGTCATTGAGCTCCATGGGCTACTCGTTGTACTCCCAAAGAAACCAAAGCGATCGGAGATTCTCTTCCATGAAAAGCCAAAGGCAATGCAGATGTGGCAACGCATCGCTATGCCTGAAGAGCTGCAAAGGATTCGCAGTATGGATGAGTGGCTCGAAAAGCCTTCCGAGTTTCGAAAGAAGTTTCGTGCTTACATCGAACAAGAGTTTCAGCGTAGGCGCGACGGTGTGTGGTTTTACAATAATGGGGAACCTACGTATATTACAGGGAGACACTATATGTTTCTACAATGGTCTAAAATTGATATCGGATATCCATCATACCTCGCTTTCCAAAGAGAAATCTTTCTCCACATGGCTGCTTGCGAAGCTGATCCCCGTTGTTTCGGTCAGCTATATACTAAGTGTCGTCGTTCTGGCTACACTAATGTATGCTCTGCTGTCCTTGTTGACGAAGCTAGCCAAGTTAAAGAGAAGCTTTTGGGGATTCAGTCGAAGACTGGTAAAGACGCGCAAGAAAATATCTTTATGAAGAAAGTAGTCTCTATTTTTAGAGGCTACCCCTTCTTCTTCAAGCCCATCCAGGACGGTACTACCAACCCTCGTATGGAGCTGGCTTTTCGTGAGCCATCGAAGCGAATCACGAAGAACAATAAGACATCCCAGAGAGGAGACGCCCTCAACAGCGTAATCAACTGGAAGAACACCACGAACAACGCATACGATGGCGAGAAGCTCCACATGCTGTACCTCGATGAGGCTGGCAAATGGGAGAAACCTACTGACATCCGTGAGGCATGGCGTATCGAGCGCACATGCCTTATCGTTGGTAAGCGAGTAGTAGGTAAAGCGCTGGTAGGGAGCACGGTAAACCCTATGGATAAAGGCGGGGAAGAATACAAGGGATTGTGGCAGGATTCCGACCCTAACGAGCGAAACAACAACGGAAGAACAAGGTCGGGTCTGTACAGAATCTTCATCCCAGCTTACGAAGCGCTAGAAGGTTTCTTTGATCAGTACGGGAATGCTGTTGTAGACGATCCAGAAAAAGAAATCATTGGAGTTGACGGTGAGGTTGTAGACCAGGGGAGTCGTAAGTATCTAAAGAATGAGCGACATTCCTTTAAGGATGATCCTTCAGAGCTCAACGAAATTATCAGGCAGTTCCCGTTTACCGAAGACGAGGCATTTAGGGACAGCATAGAAGGCAGTCTCTTTAACATAGGTAAGATATACCAGCAGATTGAATATAACGACAACCTGTACCCAAATCCCGTAGTGCAAGGGAATTTCGTCTGGAGGGTCAAGGACGAAGAAGTCGTCTTTTCCCCAGACCCAAACGGTAGGTTCCGTGTGGCTTGGTTGCCGCCTGATCACCTCAGGAATAAGAAGGCGGACGAACGGGGGAAACGCATAGCTCCTAACGCACATATAGGGGTAGGCGGGGTTGACTCCTATGATCTTGATGCTACGGTAGATGGGAGGGGCTCGAAGGGTGCGCTACATATGTACAATAAGTTTAGCATGGATGCACCCGCTAACATGTTTGTTGTAGAGTACGCTTCTCGTCCAGACCTAGCTAGTATTTTTTACGAAGACGTCTTGATGTGTGCGTTCTTCTACGGCTATCCACTGCTTATAGAAAACAACAAGTACGGGATTGCAAGATACTTTGAATCAAGAGGTTACGACGGTTACTTAATGGATCGCCCAGAACACCTCAAGAATCCTAATTCTTCAAGTAACGTCCGAACTAAGGGTATCCCCTCGAACTCTCAGGATGTGATTCAGTCTCATGCTCAAGCTATCGAAGCTTATATACACGATCACGTAGGTGTGAGAGCAGAATCTGGAGAGATGGGGCAAATGCTATTCAACAGGACCCTAGAGGATTGGATCGGCTACAAGATTGAGAAGAGAACTAAGTTTGACTTGACCATCAGTTCTGGCCTGGCGCTCCTTGGAGCTCAAAAAGCAAAGAAGAAAGAAATGAAGGTTAATTTTAACGAGAAGAAGTTCTTTAGGTACTACACTCCTAACGCCTAAACCCCCCTAGGTTTATTTGCCTATATTTGCATCTACAAGGCCAATAGCAGATGCACAACACACTCAAAGGTAAGAAAAAATCTAGCGCTTTTCCAAACCCTCTTGCTACGCCAGAAGAAAAGGCTTCTAGAGAGTACGGTCTTCAGTATGCACGAGCTATCCAGAATCAGTGGGGGAGATCAGACGACGCGAAGAGCGTATATAGAAAGCGTTATAACGACTTCCAAAAAAACAGAGACTACGCAAACGGGACGCAAGACACTGCTATCTACAAGCAGCTCTTGAACAGCCTAGACCCCAACAATGGCGACGGCACCCTCTTGAACCTTGACTGGAGCCCTGTTCCAATTATCCCTAAGTTCGTTAAGATCGTAGTAAACAAAATTCTATCGAAGGACCCATATCCCAATCTTCAGGCAATCGACCCACTCTCAAGCAACGAGAAAGACGCTAAAAAGAGAAAGATTAGGATGCAAGTGGAGAACAAGCAGTTCTTCGAGCAGATGGAGGCTTCTGGAGTAAGAACGGAAACCTCTGCAAAAGAAATCCCAGATACGCTTGAGGAAGCGGAGATCTTCATTGATTCTAACGTGAAGACTGATGCTGAGGTGGCAGCTCAGATTGCCACCAACATGACCCTCTCTTGGAACAACTTCAACGATTCTATTTATCGTAGATGCGTAAACGACTTGGTTTCTTGCGGTCTCGCAGTAGTGAAGCGAAACAATGACCCTAACTACGGCATCAAAGAGGAGTATGTAGATCCAGCTACATTTATTCATAGCCATACAGAAGACCCGTCGTTTGAAGATATCGTCTACGCTGGTAGCGTAAAGCGTATGTCTATTCAGGAGCTGAAGCGCATTGCGCAAGACCAGTTCACTCCAGAGGAGTACGAAGAAATTGCAAAGAACTACAAAGGCAAGTTCAATAACGACAGCCACTTCTCTCGCGAGTACAACCCCCGTGGTCCTCACACTAGCGGATACGAAGAGTTCACAATCGAAGTCATGGACTTTGAGTTCATCTCCGTTGATTGTATGTACTACGAAGAGAAAGAGAGTCAGTACGGAAACGTAGGCTTTTACTACAAGGGTAACTCTTACAAGGAGCCAGAGAACTCTGTGTTCTCCAGAAAGCCATACAAGCTTGAAAACGCTACTGTGTACGGAGGTATGTACGTTATCGGGTCTGACAAGATTTTCAACTACGGGCTAAAGACCAACGTCCCTAAAAACATTTACGACCTTACGAAGGCTCGTATGTCTTACTCTGTGGTTGCAACCAATCTCAGAGATAGCGTTCCTAAGTCTTTGGTCGGAGGCGTAATCGGCTTTGCCGACTTGCTTCAGCTTACGCACCTGAAGTTGCAGCAGGCCATTGCCAAGGCTAAGCCTGACGGTCTTATCGTAGACATCGAAGGATTGGAGAATGTCCAGCTTGGAAGAGGAGGAGAGCTTCAGCCGCTGGAGATCCAGGATATCTACGAACAGACTGGTGTCTTCTACTATAGAAGCAAGAACCCAGAGGGCGGATTCCAGAACCCTCCAGTTCGTCCGCTTGAGAATACCATCCGAAACATCAACGAGCTGATCGCCCTCTATAATCACTATCTCCGAATGATTCGTGATGCCACGGGAATAAACGAGATGATGGACGGCACTACTCCGAAAGGGGATACACTCGTGGGTGTTCAGCAGCAAGCTATCGCCGCAGGCAACAATGCCATCTACGATATTACTCACTCTTCTATGATTCTCTTCAAGAAGGTGGTTGATGATATCGTCAAGTGTTTGCAAGTGCTGTCTCCAGACTCTGTTCTTTACAGGGTTTACGAGAAAGCTGTGGGCAACACTAATATGGGGGTCATTAGCTCATTCAGGGATCTACCTATGTACAACTTCGGTGTACACGTTCAAAGAGACATGGACGACAAAGACAGGCAGTACCTAGAACAGAACATCCAGGTTGCTTTGAGCAGAGGAGAGATTGATATCGAAGACGCAATTGGAATTAGACAGCTGAGAGACGTAGACCAGGCTGAGCGTCTCCTCATCGTTAGAAGAAAGAAGCGCGTTAAGGCTCAGCAGCAGATCGCCATGCAGAACTCTCAACAGCAAGCACAAATTCAGCAGGCTTCAGCTCAGGCTACCTCTCAAGCCAAGATGCAAGAGATGCAGATGGAGGCACAGCTTAAAGCGCAAGAGATGCAGCTTAAGACTCAGCTTGAATCACAGCTGGAGCAAGTCAAGCATCAGTTCAGAAAAGAAATCGAGCTCATCAAGGCTCAGGCTACGCTCGGATTCAGAACCGAGGAACAAGAGTTCAAAGAGAAGCTCGAAGTACTTAAAGAAGACAGAAAAGACGATAGAGTTAAGAAGCAGTCTGCTGAGCAAAGCAAGCTTATCTCTCAAAGACAAGGAGATCGAGGCGAACTCCCAGAATCTTCTGACGCAGCTAAAATAACATCAGAATTACTAGGTTAAGATGGCGCAAACAATAAACTTAGATACTTCCCAGAGGGTAGACATTATTTGTAAAAGAGGTGACACCTTTGAGCTTCAGCTTACGCTAAAGGACTCTGCTGGCAACTCTATTATAAGTCTAGGCGAAGATGGTACTGGAGGTGGAACAGGACCCAATGAAGACGATTCGTTCAAGATGGAGGTCCGCACCGCTGACTATGAAGACACGGCTTACGGGACTGGAGGTGACAATAATGACGGAATCATCTTGAGTACTGAGGACGATGGCACGGGTCCTAAGCAAATCGATGTGGTTATGGACAGCAATGCCGACACTACTGGAACCGTCAAGTTTTTTGTAGATGCTGCGACTATGGCTACCGTATCTTCAGGTATTTATGTTTACGATATTGAGATGACCGATGTAAGCGAGTCAAACAAAGTGACTACTTTAATTTACGGAACGTTTAAAGTTAACGAAGATGTAAGTGTATAATGGCAATTAACGTTACTATATCGACTGGTGGCGCTACGACTGTAGTCACTGTTCCAGAGGTGCAGAACAATATTACTGTATCTAGGAATCAGATAACCTCTGAGGAGCGCACAAAACTTGATGGTATTGAGGCTGGGGCTGATGTTACCGTCGAGGCCAACGTTAGAGATGCTGGAGCTGTTATGACGACTGGTGATCAGACCATTAATGGCACAAAAACCTTTGATGGGCCTGTCACCTTTAATGGTGGACCCAATGATCCGATTACAATTCAGAACAACACTCCTGTAAACTTTAATAATTCTTCTACCACCTTTGGTACTGGGTCATCTGTTAAATTTGAAGGAATTACACCTCAGTTTAACGCCGTTACCGCTGTACATCTTAGCGGTACTGGAAATCAACAGATATATAAAAATACACCAGGCGAACTTACTGTTGAGTCAAACAGCGGAGACGTTAAGATAGTCGCTAACGATGGTGATTTAATTTTAAAAAGTGGAACCTCTTCAGGCAACAAACTTTCTCTTGAGGGTAGGTCTGAGATAGAGTTTAAACTTTCTAGAGAAGAAGTAGAGGTAGCGTCTGTTTTTAAGATTATCGACACCAATCCTGTTAGCGGTGATGAAACAACAATCCTTGAGGTAGATAGAGCTGGAGATTTTATAGTTAGAGATCAGGCGGGCGTTGAGCTTTTTAAAGTCCAGTCTTCTCCAGAGCAGGGAGAGGACTTGGACTTTATTAGGATTGGAGGGGAAAACGGATACAAGTTCCCCAAGCCGCTCTCCGACATGAGAAACAAGGCCCTTGTTGTCAAGGATGTTGCTTCTGGCGATGATTTTGGTAAACTAGAGTTTAGAGACTTTGTTGCCACTTCCATATTTGATATGGCAGAGGTTAACGAAACCTCTAACGATATGCAGGAAGGAGAGGCGCTTATCTGGAACGACTCAACTAATAAATTTGTCGCCCAATCAGTTCTCTCTAATGTTGGTTTAAACGACCTGTCTGACGTAGATACGGCTACCACTAGCCCTGTGAATGGATACGCGCTTGTGTGGAGCAACGGCACTTGGATACCTCAAGCTCAAACCAACACCACGGTGCTTTCTACGGATTCTTCCCCTACACTTAGTGCTAACCTTAATGTATCAACACACAGCATAGTAACTACATCCAGCAATCAGGG